CTAGCCTAGAAGTCAAGACTTTTTGGTAATTTCACCATGTGTTGTAGTGGTTGCTTTACCGGTATCGTCGTAGGTTGTAATTACTGCATCAGATTGTTTAGGCATGTACTTGACTCGTTCTCTTTCCCAGTCACCTTGATTCTGTCTTGTAAAGCTAGGGTTCATGTCGTTCATCTCTAAGATATCATCGCGTATATTTTGCGCACGTTTTTCGATATTAATAACTCTTACAAAGCTATTAGTAACTGCGGCAGTGTAATATGCAAAAGGATTATTAGACTTAGATTCGTCAAATTGTAAGCCAATTTGTGCAAGTTGTAGTATTGCTTGCCCGCGCATTTCGTCATTGTAAGTGTATCCGCGTACATTGCCTCTTGTAGCATAACGATCACATAACTTCATCCACATCATAGCAAGTTTATTAGTTGCTTTGCCGTGGTCTTTATTAAAGAAGCCGTTCTCCATTCCGCCTTGCCAATGACTTTTGCCTATACATATTAGTTCGTCATTTTCGTTAAACTTCCAATGTTGAAAGGGAGGAAAGTTTAGCTTTACTCTGTAATCTGCAGGCGTTTTGGGATTCTTTTTGCGACCCGGCTCTTCCGGAATATGTTCAAACGACATAATACGAAAAACAACATCAGTTTTTAAAACTGTCCTATAATCCACCTCAAACTCAGCTAGTTTCTTTTTACCACCTGCTAATTTAGAGGCTTCAAACGCTTCTTGTTGCATACGCTTTGCTTGCACTCGCTTTGCCTCAGCAATAGTTCTAACGTGAATCTTGTCAGTACTAGGTAAGATTAAATCATATTGAGAGTATTCAGGTGCAACGTAACTACAAAATGTAGCTTTGGACTTGTGTATTTCTTTCAAAATGTCTTTATTATTTAAATAATTAACTCTTTTCATGTTTTCTCCAATGGTTATATACTATTATAAACTACTCTGTTAATAAAGTCAACTAAATAATGTATATAGGAGACAATTAGATATGAGCAATATAACAGACGGTAGCGGTAACGTTATGTATAGTAACGGCAAACCAGTTACTAGCCTAACAACAGGTACTGGAGCCGCCGGACAAAATATAAATTCAAATAATTCTCCAGGCTCTGGTGCAAACTATGGTGCAATGCTTAACAACGCTATAAATGGTGCAAAAGATACGGGCAACGCTATGGTTGAAAAATTAACGGGCAAGTTCGATGCAAGTTCGTTAAGAGCTGGAAAAGGCCTCAGAGACGCATTAAACAGTGCAGGTATGAATGGCCCAGCAGGCCGACATGGCAGTTCGGCTCCTACTGCTAGTTTTAGTGATAGTCCAGAAAATAAAGATTGGCGTGTTAAAATATCAATTCCAAATGCAATTAAGGATAAAAACTCTCCGCTGTTGGCTCCAATTGCCAACGGGTTTATATTTCCATATACCCCGACAATTATAATCAGCCATAATGCTAATTATAATTCAGTAGCTCCTATACATAATAATTATCCATTTTTTGCTTATCAAAACTCACAAGTGGATCAATTAACAATAGTAGGACAGTTTTATGTACAAAATGCAATTGAAGCAAAATACTGGACAGCATGTTTGCATTTCTTAAGAGCTATGACAAAAATGGATTATGGTTCCGGTAGTACAGGTTCACCTCCTCCTATTGCAAAGTTAAGCGGATACGGAGATTATGTGTTTAATAATGTTCCAGTTGTAATAACAAACTTTACAGTTGATATGCCAAATGAAGTAGATTACATATCTACTGGCGCCGCTGGAGGAAATGATCCAACAGGTAATACCTCCGGAAAATCAGAATTTGGTTGGGCACCAGCAGAATCTCAATTTTCTTTAACAGTGCAACCAATATACAGCAGAGACAAACAGACTAAATTTAGTTATGGTGATTTTGTTAAAGGTTCAAATCTAGGCGCGGGGTACATTTAATGAGTAGCAGTCCATATTCAAAAACAAAAATGACAAACAGTGGAACACTGGATATTTTAACAATCAGGCCTGTCCCAGCATACGCTGATGATCCGATATATACTATAGAGCCGCAATACAATCATAGGCCTGATTTATTAGCATTTGATTTGTATGGCGACCACAAGCTATGGTGGATATTTGCTCAAAGAAATTTAGATGCAATTGAAGACCCAATATATGATATTGTAGCTGGAACAAAAATTTATCTTCCAGCCGCAGAACGAGTAAAACAAGTCTTAGGAACATAAACATCATGTCAGATCACCACCCATCGCAATACGGTGCAATTAATAAAGCAGGCGACGCTGTTGTTAGAGTTAAAGATAGCATCACCAATGCCGCCACAGCTACAGTAGGTGATGTGACCGAACTTGCCCAGAAGAAATATAAACAAGTTGTATCTAGAGGGATTAGCCCAGACGGATTTAGTTACACAGAGACAAAACTTGTAGAAATTTTAGCCCCTGGTGGTCCTGCTGGCATGGGTAGCGCACTAGGCAGTTTGAGGTCCGGCCAACTTCCAACAGGACTTGCAGAAAAGACTTTGCCGTTGCCCAACGATCTTGAAAGGTTTGCATCATATAATAATATCTTTACATTTGGATGCATAAGTCCTGAAGAAATAAACTTTCCAGACAAGACTTATAGGCAAAGTGGACTACAACCAGGAAAAATCCTTTTACGGTCTAATGGTCTTTCGATAGGCGACAAGCCTAGAACATATGCTGAACAAGCATATAACATTGACACTCAGTATTTTATTGATGATGTAGAAATTGAAACTGTAGTTGCTCCTAATACAAAAAGTAGAGCAACAAACTTTCATACTATGCGTTTTAAAATTAGAGAACCGTATAGTATGGGACAGCTTTTACAAAGTATGCAACTTTGTGCAACTAATGCCGGGTATGCTAATTATTTGGAAGCACCGTGGTTATTAATAGTTGAATTTTTAGGCTACACTAATGATAGCGACACCGCATCTAGTTTACCATATAAAAAAATGCTTCCTTTAAAAATTGTAAATGTTGCATTTAATGTAGACACAGAAGGATCAAATTACGATTTTGTATGTAGTGCATTTAATGACGATGCATATAGTGATTCTAATCAAGGTATTCCTGTTGATATAACAGTTTCGGGTAACAATCTTGAGCAAATTTGTCAATCTGGTTTAAGTAGTTTAGCAACACACATTAATACACATCATCTAAACGCTCGAAAAAATGAAGACGATCCTGAATACGAAATTGACGAATATATGTTTGCGTTTCCAAATGATAACGCTAGTAACCGTATTGGTGATCTTCTAGCAACAGAGTCTTCTAATAATACTGCAACAGTCGGAACAGCAACAAAACCTAATAGTAGCCCAGAAGAAGTACAAGCGGCACTAGCAACTGTGACTGGAGATAGAAATGAGTATGGACAACATTCGGGTATAACTTACAACTTTGATGATGTAAGTATGACCGAAACTAGACAAGACGTAGAAAAAAAAATTGTAGACGGCAGACTTGGATACAGTTTAAAACGTAGTAATATGAGCCAAGCACTTAAAAAGATATTAACAGGTTCTGAAGGTGATGTAAGTGAAATTGGCACAAGAAAAATATTACCAGAAAATCCGTTGAGCGGCGGTGAATCACCGTATGGCTTTTCTAATTTTGCACTGAATCCAGAAACACAATTACTGGAAAGAGGCGCAACAAAGATTAATCCAACACAGCGTACAATTACATTTACTCGTGGTACAAAAATACAACGAATTTTAGAAGAACTAGTGTTATTAAGTGATTTTGGAAAAAGGTTAGCAGATACTGCGGCCATGAAAAAAGACGGGTTTATAGATTGGTTTAGAATTGAAACTAGTGTGTATATAATAGAAGATAAAAAGTTTGAAGCAAAGCACAGTAGGCACCCTAGAATTTATCTTTATAAAGTACTACCGTACAGAGTACACTCAAGTGTATTTAAAATGCCAAATTCACCACCGGCTGGATACGACAAAGTAGTTGAGCAAGCAGTAAAGTCTTACAACTATATGTACACTGGATTAAACAAAGACATTCTTGAATTTGACATTCAGTTTGATAATCAATTTTATGCGGCAATAGCATCTGATTCAAATAGACTAGACGGCGCGAATGATCAAAAATCAGGAGGACCACCACCAGGACATCCTGAGTACAATATGGGAGCAACCTTCACTGGTACAAATCTTTCAGACAATAAAAAACTTAAACGAATTATTGGATCCGGGACACAAGGCGGCGGAACAGGCGCTATGATTGAGACATCAACAATTAAACTAGCAAGACAGTTTAACGAAGCAGTGATGAATAGTGAATCTGATCTAATTTCAATGAAGATTAAAGTGTTAGGAGATCCGTATTATATTGCAGACAGTGGTATAGGAAATTATAATTCTGAAAATACAGCGTATTACAATATTAATGCTGACGGAACAATGAATCATCAAAGCGGAGAAGTTGACATATTAATGAATTTCCAAACACCGATTGATATAAATGACAATACTGGCGGTTATAGCATGGACGGCTCGGCGTTAGGTGTTGCTAACTTTAGTGGATTGTATAGAGTAATAACAGTAAGAAATATGTTTAATGGAAATTTGTTCACACAAGAAATTGATCTAGTAAAACGTCCAAACTTTAAAGCAAAAGACGTAGCACCTGATAATAAAGAATTACTACAAACACCAGCACAAGAGCAAGAAACGAAAGTAGCTGAAATTTTAGAAAAATACGGTGACGATAATGCGTACTACAACTTTGCTAATGCTGACGCAGACGGTGATGGTATACTAGACCCAGTTGAACTGAAAAAAGCCGGCCTTAATGAATTATCTGGATCAAAACTAGCAAAGGCTTCTGGCACATTGCCACCATCACTAGCTGAAACAGCTAAAAAAGTCGCAGACCTAAAATCGGCACAGGCGGCAGTACAGAATAAACTCCAATCAGAATACGAACAGGCAAGCGGCACTGCACAGACGGTGGTGAAGGATAAGTTCGGCGGCAACAATCTAATATGAGGAATAATAATTAATGACACAACCACGTGAATTACCAGCCAACTCAAGAGATAAAAGGTCTGCTGGTGCTCCTAATGGGCAGATGCCTCCGGGGCCGTTCTTAGCAAGAGTAGTTAGTCATTTAGATGCTAAACGACAGGGTTCCTTAAAAGTAGAACTTCTTACAAATACAATAAGTTCAAATGATGCAGGATACGAACCTGGACAATTAGTTACAGTAAGATACTGTATGCCGTTTTACGGAGTAACAGATTTAGATGCTAGTTCAAAAAATGATGATTATGCGGCAACACAACAAAGCTATGGGTTTTGGGCAGTTCCGCCTGATCCAGGATCTAAGGTATTGGTCATTTTTGCTGAAGGACAAATAAACCAAGGATATTGGATTGGTTGTGTGCAAGATGATTATATGAACTTTCAAGTTCCGGCAGGAAGTCCAGCAGACAAGGCTTCAAATGTAATACAGGATACACTTACAACTCAATTTAAAAATAAAGATTTGCCAGTTGGTGAGTATAACAAACTTGATCCTAAAGATAGAAACAAAGGAAATGATCCAGATAAGTTTCCAAGGCCACATAATCCTTTTATGGTTAATGTGCTTTCTAAGCAAGGATTAATTGATGATATTATTAGAGGATTAACAACTACAAGTTCTAGAAGAGATATTCCAAATACAGTATATGGATGGAATACTCCGGGCCCATTAGACAAGCGTGACGGTGCACCTAAAGGAAAATACGGTGAAAAAGGCCAACACATTGAATATTATAAAAGTAGACTCGGTGGATCAGCGTTTACTATGGACGATGGAGATCCTACACTTATTCGTGCAGGACTTGCAAAAGACAGTCCTGCAAAGTATTTTGATCTTGAAAAAACTCCAAAAAATGTTTCTAAAGGAAATGTTGGATTACCATTTAATGAACACATTAGATTAAAAACTAGAACTGGACACCAAATACTTTTACATAATACTGAAGACTTAATTTACATAGGTAATGCAAATGGCAGTGCCTGGATTGAATTAACCTCGCAAGGTAAAATTGATATATTTGCAGATGATAGTATTAGTTTACGTTCAGGCAACGATGTAAATATTCACGCAGACAGAGACATTAACTATTCTGCTAAACGAGATTTTAATATTAATGCTGGTAGAGATCATTTTGTTACTGCTCAGGATAACATGGATACAAAAGTAGGTATTGATAAAAAGGTATTTGTTGGTAATAAAAATGATACTTGGATCGGTGAAAACAATACACTAGCAGTTGGTGCTAATCAAAACATACAAATTAAAGGCAGTGATACTAAGACTGTTACAGGCAACTATAGTTTACAAGTAGCGGCAAACGGCTCGGTTGCTATTAACGGAGAATTTAGTAGTAAGGTTGCAGGCAACTATAGACAAACTGTTTCTGGAGCATACAATTTAAACACAGTAGGTGATAATAAATTAACAAGCGGTGCAACAACACAAATTAAAAGTGCTACAAATAATAAATTAGATGCAGGAGCTAACACTGAAATTAAGTCTGGAGGGAATCATGCTGAAACAGCATCTGGTCAAATCCATATGAATAGTGCAATAGTTGCTTCAGCATCAGACTCTGCAGACAGCATTAGCGATACATTTACTACACCGGTAACAGAAGACGCATCTAGTCAAGTAGTTGATAAAGACGGCACGGCAATAGCAAATGTACCAGTTACTGCAAGTGCAACAAGAGCCGCAGAATCAGCATACGCTAAATGGCCAAAGCGTGTTCCAACTAGAGAGCCTTGGAACGGTCATGAAAATTTAAATCCATTAGCCCATGTTCCTAACTTAACACAAAGTATTACATCACCCCCTCCCGCTATTAGACAAGTTAATACACTTGTTAATGACGAAGCTGATGCATCACCAAATATTAATGAACTGTCAGGTCCAACTGTAGCAAACATTGGTACTGTTCAAGTTACAGATCCCGAAACAGGACAAACTAGAACAGTACCGGCACCGCAACAAGTCGTGCTAGGTAAAGATGAGCCAGTAGGGCAACAACCAGCCGCTCCTGTACCAGTCAACGATATGCAACGATTCTTCTTGTATACATTAATGCAGAAACAAGGACTAACACTAACAAGTGCAACTGATCCTGTTAATCCAGGAAATGCACAAGCTATTGCAATGGCGATGGCGCAAGTACAACGTGAATGCGGATTCAAACCACAAAGCGAAAACTTAAATTATAGTGCAAGACGATTGCGTCAAGTATTTCCGAGCCGTGTTAAATCAGATCAATTTGCACAGGAACTTGCGGCCGCAGGCCCAGCCGCTATTGGTAATACAATTTACGGTGGTCGTCTCGGCAATGGTCGTGACGAGGGTTACAAATATAGAGGCCGCGGACTCATTCAGTTAACATTTAAAGGCAACTACGAAACATATGGCGGCAAAGCTGGTGTTAATGTAGTAGACAATCCAGACCTAGCAAATGATCCAGAAGTGGCAAACAAATTAGCTGTAGCATATCTTACAAGTAAGTCAATTAATTGGGCTGATTCTAGTATGAGTAGCTTAGGTGGACAATTTGCAAGGGCAGTTGGATATGCTAGACAAGGCGGATCAGAAACTGCAAAGCGTGTTGGCATTGGTCAAGGCTTCTTACAAAAACTACTCAACGGCGAACTAACTCCGTTATCAAGTTTAACTACAACACCTCCTCCGGGAAGTGGTACATTGGAGATTAGTTAATGCCAGGAATAAGCAGAAATAACGATACATCAGGAGGAGACTTAATACCAAGCCGGGCAACTGTTTTTGCTAATGGAGAATTAGTAATTGTAGATAATGATGGTGTAGCAGGACACGGAGTGCCACCTCATATTCCTCAAAATATTATTGCTGGGTCTAATAATGTTTTTATTGGCGGCATAGCAGTATGCAATGCAGGTGATGGAAATACGGTTTGTGGACACACAGCTACAGGTAGCAGTGATGTTATTGTAGGTGATGCCGCAGACGCAGTTGCTATAGTACTCGGAGTAACTAATTTTAGTAGGCCAGAAGTAGAAGCACTTGACATATTAGCAGGCAGAGTTGTTGAAGAAGCTAACGGTGTTGACCCTGACCAAAATGAAGGAACAGAATATGGTGACGGTGGCATTGCAACAGTTGTTGGAGGTTCTGCTAACAGATATGCCAATGTAAGTCCTGTTAATAATGTTTCAGGACCAATTGATGCAAACAGTGCTGTAACTGAAACACCTAGTGATCAGCCTAGTAATGCTAACGGAGAGTATATACGATGGTTATCACACGTTGATTCAAGAGTAAAACCAGAAGTTGTTACTAATCTAGAAGGCGTATCGCAACAGGTAGGTTATCAGCTACAAGTAACTAGCGGATATCGTTCACCTGAATATAATGCAAATGTAGGCGGAGCAAAAAAAAGTCAACACATGCTAGGAAACGCAACAGATATTGTGCAAACTGGGTTGACAACACAACAGAGAAAAGATTTTATACAAGCGGCGATTGACAATGGGTTTACTGCTATTGGCGTTTATAATACTTTTACTCATATAGATACTCGCGGAGCAAAAGTTGCATGGGGAAGCAATGGTAGTAGGACCAGCCTTCCAAATTATCCTTGGGCGTTAGAAATACTTCGTGCAAACGGGTATCCTTATTAAAGGTAAATACAGTATGGCCACAGATTTATATAAACAAATTAAAGTAACAACAGCTAAACAAGCACAGCCTGCTATTGGCCAAAAAGCCTATAGGGGATTTAGCACAGTCAATCCGGGAAACAATTCCTTCCAACAATATGACATAGCAGTAATTAAACAAAATTTGCTTAATCATTTTAACATTAGGCAAGGTGAAAAATTATCTGATCCTAACTTTGGTTGTATTATTTGGGAGGCTTTATACGAGCCGTTGACAACCCAGCTTAAAGAAGCAATTACTGCAAACGTTACAAACATTATAAACTATGATCCAAGAACGATTGCTGACAATGTACTAGTATCAGAGTATGAATCGGGTCTTCAGATCGAGTGTACAGTTACATATTTAACATATAATATTAGCGAATCCTTGCAAATGCAGTTTGATAAAGATGCTGGATTAATATAGCCGAATTAACTACTAGCTTTATTGTTTTCAATAAATACTTGTAGAGATTAGATAAGGATAACCGATGTCATCAACCGACAGACAGAATAGACTGCTACTTGCAGAAGACTGGACAAAAGTCTACCAAAGTTTCCGAAATGCAGAGTTTCGTAGCTATGACTTTGACACATTAAGAAGATCAATGATCACATATCTAAGGAATAACTATCCTGAAGATTTTAACGATTATATTGACACATCAGAATATCTTGCACTAATTGATATGATTGCCTTCCTTGGGCAAAATATTAGTTATAGAGTTGACTTGAATGCAAGAGAAAACTTCTTAGAACTTGCAGAGCGTAGAGAATCAGTTCTCCGCATGGCACGCATGTTGTCTTATAATGCAAAGCGTAATCAAGCCGCTAACGGTCTTATTAAGTTTGAGACAGTAGCAACTACAGAAGAAATAATTGATAGTAACGGCATTAACTTATCTGACCAAACTATTATTTGGAACGACCCTAGCAACATAAATTGGACAGAACAGTTTAGACGGGTTCTTAATGCGGCCCTGCCTAGAAACAACACAGTTGGAAAACCAGCAAAGTCTCTACAAGTTGACGGAGTACTAACACAACAATATAGATTTAGATCTACTAATTCAGATGTTCCGGTCTTTGGTTTCGCAAAGGGCGTAAACGGACTTCAAACACAATTTGAAATAGTATCAACTGACGTTAATTCTAATACCTCCCAAATTAAGGAAGAGAATCCAGTACCTGGAAATAATTTAGCATTTCTTTATAGAGAAGATGGTAGAGGAACTAGCAGTGCAAACACAGGATACTTTTTACACTTTAGACAGGGTACAATGCAGTCTGCTAATTTTAATGTTAGCAACCCAACATCAAATCAAGTAATTGCAATCGACGCACAAGACATTAATAATTCTGATGTATGGTTATATCAACTTGACGAAAACGGTAATCCGGAAACTTTATGGACTCAAGTAGATGCAATTGAAGGTAATAATGCAATATACAACAGTGTAAATAAAAAAATTAGAAACTTTTATGTTGTGCAAACTAGAGCCAACGATCAGATTAGTTTAGTATTTGCTGATGGTACTTTTGGAAATATTCCAAATGGTAATTTTAGAGTATACTACAGACAAAGTGCTAACAGATCTATGAAGGTTGTTCCTAGTGAATTAACTAGTATTACATTTAGCTTTCCATATTTGGCTACTAGTGGAAAAACAGAAACTTTAACAGTTGGCGTAGAACTAAAACAAGCAGTTACTAACGCTACTAATAGTGAATCATCTTCTAGCATTAAGCAAAATGCACCACAAACATACTATACACAAAATAGAATGGTAACCGGTGAAGATTATAATATTGTTCCGTTAACAGCAAACCAAGAAATTATAAAAGTTAAATCAACAAATAGGGTTAGTAGCGGAATTAGTAGATATTTTGATCTCAAAGATGCTACAGGAAAATATTCAAGTACAAACTTGTTTGGCTCTGACGGCGTACTTTATAGAGAAAAATATGAAAGTAAAGCGTCATTTACTTTTTCAACTCAAACAGATATTGAAGGAACTATTGAAAATAAAATTCTTCCTACTATACAAAATAGAGCAATTAGCAATTATTACTTTGCAAACTATGCAAAGATTATTGTTAGTGATCTTAGTGCCACTTGGCAACAATCAACTAAGACAACCAATAGTTCATCAGGCCTATTAAATAATATCAGTAGTGTTCCGTATCAAATTGGAACATTTACTGGTGGCTCGTTAAAATATGTAGAAGCTGGCGCATTATTAAAGTTTGTTCCTCCTGTAGGATTTTACTTTGTTGATAATGGCAAGTTAACTAGTAATGCCAGTGCCAAAGGCGCAAGTGCATACAAGTGGGTTAAAGTTATTAGTACTGCCGGATCGGGTGCATCTGTTAATAGCACAACCGGTGAAGGGCCTATTGTCCTTAATGAAATACTTCCAGCTAACAGTGTACTTGAAGAAATTAAACCAAAACTAGTAAAAGATATTACCGCTGATGTAAGATCACAAATTATTGACCAAGTATTTGCTTATAAAACTTTTGGGTTACGCTACGACCAAGTTAATAGAATTTGGCGTGTTATCATTAACGAAAACTTAAATGTAAATGATGTGTTTAGTAATGGTAAAACTGGTGACGTAACTAATAACCAATTAGACTCAAGTTGGTTGGTATTATTCCAAACTAACGGAGAGACTTACACTGTTACTAACAGGGGATTGCGATATGTATTTGAAAGTGATAAAGAGCTATCATTTTACTTTGATGGGCAAAACAAAATCTATGACTCTTCAACAGGCCAACTAGTTAAAGATAAAATTGGTATTATGAATTTTAATACTAAGCCCGATGTATTGACAGCATTTAATAATGATGTTAATTGGGAAATTGTAAAAGAATTTAGAAACACAGACGGATACGTTAATAGTAAAAAAGTAGAAGTTAGTTTTTACGATTTAAATGATGACGGTAGTATTGACGACCCAGATGTATTTGACGTAGTAGTTGCTCCATTAACTAATACATCAACAAAATATATTTTCTTAAAGAAGGTAGAGTCAGATCAAGGATTTAGTAAGTATAATTTCTATAGCGACAGTAACTTAATTAATGTTGTATCTACTGAAACTGAGATTGGTGCATATAGTCAATATACATCAGGACAAGTATTTTATATTATAGATAGCAATAATTTCAAAGTGTTAAATAATAGTGTGCTAATAGTTACAGCAGACTATAAAGCACACATTGGAAGAAGTAATTTAAAGTTCCAGTACGTACACAGTGCCGATGAAGGAAATAGAATTGATCCTAGTGCAAGCAATATTATAGATGTATATATGTTAACTAAAACATATGATACTAATTTTAGAAAATATATTACAGGGTCTATTACTAATCCCCCGTTGCCTCCTAGTACAGATGAATTATATCAAAACTATGGCAGAACAATTAATCAATATAAGTCAATAAGTGATGAAGTAATTTATCACTCAGTTGAATATAAACCGTTATTTGGAACACACGCACAAGATAATTTGCAAGCAACATTTAAAATTGTAAAAAATAATGGTCAAGTAATCAATGATAATGAAATAAGAACACTTGTTATTACTGCAATTAATCAATTTTTTGCATTAGAAAATTGGGACTTCGGAGATACATTCCATTTTACAGAACTTGCAACGTATGTAATGAACCAAGTAGCACCGGATGTAGTTAATATTCTTCTTGTACCAAAACAAGCAACACAGGGGTTTGGTAGCTTGTATGAAGTTAAAGCAGAAAATAACGAAATCTTTATTAATGATGCAACTGTTGCTGATGTTGAAATTATTGACTCTGTAACAGCTTCTAGAATACAAGCATCAGGTAATATAATTACAGCTACTAACACAACAAACACAGGTATTAAAAGCCAAGCGTTAACTGTAACGTCTAGCACAAGCACTAGCACTTCAATAAGTTCAAGTGCATCAAACTCAAGCAGTGGAGGAAGTAGCTACTAATGGCACAAGATGAATCACCAATTCCGGTAAACGGAGAAAGCACAAACAGAAACACTGCTGACTTATTACCTAGGTACTTTAGAACAGTAGCTAATAAAAAGTTTCTAAGTAGCACCCTTGATCAAATGATGCAACCAGGTGTTGTTGAAAAGGTTGATGGGTTTATTGGTCGAAAAGATGCTAAAGCATTTAAAGCCGGTGACAATTACTTACAAGAAGTTAGTGATAACAGACAAAATTATCAATTAGAACCTGTTGCTACAATTACTAATAATTTGGGCAATACTACGTTTTATAGAGATTATAGAGATTTTACAAACAGTGCTAAAATTAGAAACACAGATAATAGCAATCACAGTTTGTTTAACTCTCAAGAATATTATTCTTGGGATCCACATGTTAACTTTGATAAGTTTGTAAACTTTAGAGAATACTATTGGTTACCAGCAGGACCTAATGAAGTTCCTGTTTACGGCGCCGCCAGGAATATTACTAGTACATATAATGTTAAGCGTCAAGACAATGTTGATAATAACAGTTATATTTTTAGTGATGAAAATATTGTAAACAATCCTACACTAACGTTGTATAGAGGACAGACTTATAAGTTTGACGTTAACACAGTAGATATGCCATTTAGCATTAGAACTACTAGAGATAACGAAGATACTACTAATTTGTATACTACTGGAATTAACAAAAATAATATTGAAAAAGGTGTTATTACTTGGACAGTTAATTTAGAGTCTCCTGAATACCTATACTATGTTAATGGCAATGACATCGAAGCTTCGGGACTCATTGTTATTAAAGATATTAGAGACAATACCGAATTAGACGTTGCCTCAGCAATAATTGGCAAAAAAACTTATACTATGCAAAATGGTTATGCATTAACTAATGGCATGAAAATAAAGTTTTACGGAAAAATTACTCCTGAACAGTACGGTAAGGGTTCTTGGTATGTTGAAGGTGTTGGCGATTCAATACAACTTATTTCAGAAGAAGATCTTGTTATTACCGCAGACTACTTAACTGATGTATCAACTGAGTTTGATAATCAAGGATTTGCGGCATTACCGTTTGACGATGCAACATCATATGCTATACTAAAAGATTATATTGTTATTAACAGAGCATCTAAGGATAGGAACCAATGGTCAAGATATAACAAGTGGACACATAGAAGCGTAATTGAAAATATCGCAACTATTAATAGTGTGCCGGTTGTATTAGATCAGAATTATAGAGCTACACGGCCTATTGTTGAATTTGACGCAGGACTAAAGCTATTCAACTTTGGTACTGAAGCAAAAACCGCAGTAGACTTAATTGATACTGTTACTAAAGATGTATTTTCAGATATTGAAGGCCAAGCAGG